AAGATAATCCTCGTATCTTATACACTCTTAATATTAAAGAAGGTAATATTAAATCCCAACTCACAGACATCTTTAATAAAGAAAAAGAAGTCAGCCAACCACTATTCACAGGAACCAAGGACTTGTCAACAAGATTACTTGAAGAGTTCAAAGGACTGCCAGAAACTATAAAGACAGGAAGATTCAATGAAGTTATAAACAAAGCAAAGAAGTCAGGAGTCAAACAAGTTGATGAAGATTTGGTGAGAGCATCAGCAGTAATTGAAAATGGCAAAGTAAATCTTACAAAGACAGGACAAAACATTGAAGAGAAGTTGGTGCCACTAACTCCAACATCAGTTAAATCTCCTCGTCATTCAAATGTAGGAAGTGAATTCATGGGTGATGGTAAATACTTTGAAACAGTTTATGAAAGTCCAGTAAAAACAAGTGCTGGTGATGTTCATTTTCAAAGTAGAAGTGTTGGCTCTGGTCCAGGAAGATTGGATGTTCAAAGAGATGCATTTCCAAACTACTTCTCTCATACCAGAGGAGTTGTTCTTCCAGATGGTAAAGGAGTGAAGTATTTGGAATGGCAGAGTGATTTGTTTCAGAAGGGTAGATTAGAAAGAGAATTAGGAACAAGTTCTTTTTCAGACTCTATGCTTGCTCAAATTGATAGAAATCTAAGTAAACCTGCAACAGAGTTGATTGATAATTTAGCGTTAGATGAATCTCATTTCGGTACTGCTTTAAAATGGAGTAATTCTAAAAGTGCTAGTATATGGAGTTTGAATCCGGAAAAAGCAGCTAGTAAAATGAAAGAAATTGCAAATGAACTTGGAAAGTTGTCTAAGCGTAAAGTTGAATTATCTCAACTCCAACCATACAACTCCAACGATCCCCTTGCTCATCTTCGTATGGTCAGAGAAGAATTAAAGAACCAAGCAAAAGCTGGCAAAGAGTATGTCTTGACTCCAAAAGGAAAAACTGCTATGGAGATTGAAGGATTAACATCGGGAGTTGAGGGAACTATTGAACCAGGAAATGTTGTCAGAAATAGACAAACAGGTGAGGATTGGTATGTGATATCTAAATCACAGGGTCAATATGAGGCAATTCCTGAAGTAGATGCAGGAGGAGCGTCTCTTGATGATGTTCTTACAGCTCTTGAAACTCCTGAATACAATCATATAAGCATTGAAACATTTGATGTATCTGCAACACTTGATGAAAAACATTTCATCTACAAGCTCAATGAAAAAGCAATACCAGACGAATTAAAAAAACTTGGATTGAAAGTGACTGACCAAGGAGACTTTTGGAGAGTTGATGGTATTCAAAGTTTGAAAGATAAGCCAACATTAGCACTTGGCAAAGCAAATATAGGTGCAATTATAGGAGGAGCAACAGCAACTGGATTAGGATCTTTGTTTGTTCCAAGTAAGCCAGAAACATTTGAAAGACCTAAACAGAGTCAAATAAAATTGAAGAAAGAGCCACAAGGCAATATAGCACAAAGACATAACAATCCAGGAAACTTAGTATTCAGAGGACAAAAAGGAGCAACAAAAGGTGAAGCAAAAGAAGGAGGAGGACACTGGGCAAAGTTCCGAACTCTTGAATTGGGAAGAGAAGCAGGACAAAATGATATCAAGATAAAATTAAGAAGAAAACCAAACATGACACTTGGCGAATTGATTGAGATAAGAAGTCCAGCATCAGAGAATATTTTGAAGGACATTAGACACAATGTGATTGATGAATTGTGGGATTTGAGATTAGATGGAAGTATTCCTAGATTGAACAAATTTACAAGAGTAAAAGATATTCCATTGGACAGATTGGAACAAGCATTGTCAAAGGCAGAAGGATTTGAAGATTGATAGTGCTTTGAAATGAGATTGAAGAATGCCATACTTCTTTAATCTCATGTGAGAGTGTTATCTCAATTAGTTCTTTAACAATTAAATAAAGGAGATTGAAATGAAAAATACAGTAATGATTTGTGAGAAATGTGGTAGGAGTAAGTTTCCTAAAAGAGAGTGGCGAAAGACAAGTAAATGGGAAAGATTTAAGATTTGGCTTATGGACACCGATGAGACATATTCAGATAACTTAATTCGCATAAATGTTTGTCCGATTTGTAAAGGAGAATTATAATTCTAACCTTTTTTTTGGAGGTGGGATATGAGAATTGTATGTGTCTTACTGCTGATAACAATTTGTACTTTTATTGTTTGCAGGATAGTAAGTGCTATGACAGCTTATGAGTTTTGCCAAAAATACGATTTGAGAGTTCCACATTTAATCCAAGAAGGTTTAGATTCTGTATCAGACTTAACACCTTTGGAGAATGAATTAGTGCCTATTAAAGCTATGGAATATCCAAGTGTCGCAGGTGCAGAAGTTCATTACATAAATAGGTTAATGTGGAATAAGATTCAAAGAAAAGAGTTTATCCAGCACTTTCATCTTATTGGAGTTGGTTTGTATTGTTTAAGTAACGAACATCTTAAAGACAGGTTAAAAATCTTTTATGTTTGGCTTAATGATGAGTGGATAGTAGTGTATCGTCAAATTGAAAAACCTAAAGGAATACCTGTTATTTGGGGGGAAGAGTGATGAATGGAAAATGGAAAGATGATTTTGAGGAAAGTATGGGAAGTTCCAAGAAGAAACTTTCAATGTTTGTTGTAAGGATGAAACTTGAATGTACTTGTAATCGTCTATTCTTTACAGCACTCACCACGACAGAACTGGAAGGGGAATTTGAAAAAAGGTGTCCACTTTGTTTGAGAACACATAGGATAAGTTGGTGCCTTCAAACAAGAACTGATGAGGATTTAGATGATGAGTTAAAGGAAGGGGGTATAACTTGAAACTTAAAATAGGTGGTCATAAATATCGGGTAATTTATACTGATAATGAAAAGAGATTGTGTGGAGATAATCGTGGCTTAATAGATTTAGAAACTGGAACGATTTATATTCACAAAAACTTAATTGAGAGTGAACAACAAGCGGCACTACTACACGAAATACTCCACTGTATCAATTTTGAGTGGAGTGAAGAGTTTGTAGATGGGTTAGCAAGGCAGTTATTTCAGGTTTTAACCGATAATGACTTATTTAGGAGAAAGTGATGAAGAAGATAATCATTGATGGAGTAGAGATTACAGAGAAACAGATTAAGCAAATTCTACTTCAAAAAAGAAAACCTAAAGCTGTAATCTTAAAACGCTTTATGAGTGATAAAGATTTAGAGTTTGGTGTTGTATCAGACACCCATTTAGGTTCCAGATATGAAAGGTTAAATGAGTTACACACATTCTACGCCATCTGTAAGAAATTGGGAATTGGTATCGTCTTACACTGTGGAGATTTACTTGATGGAAATGGGAAGATATATCGTGGACATTTAAGCGAGTTACATACTTACGGAGCTGATAGGCAAATTACTTATGCTGTTAATAATTATCCAAAAGTGAAAGGTATCACGACTTACTTTGTAACAGGGAATCACTGCTTATCGTTTTATGGAGATAATGGAACCGATATAGGGATTAAGATTTCAGAAAAAAGAGATGATATGATTTATCTTGGACAGTATGAAGGTAATATTGAGTTTAACAGGGTAAGATTTAGAATGATTCACCCAGACGGTGGTGGAGCTTATGCTCTTTCATATAAAGGACAGAAGTATGTTGAACAGATAGTGTCAGGAAGAAAACCAGATGTTCTTATATTTGGACACTGGCATACAAGTTTTTATTTTCATTACAGAAATATTCACGTAATGAATGTAGGATGTTTTCAGGGTCAGACTCCATATTTAGCTCGTAAAGGTTTGAATCCAGCGATAGGTGGTTGGATATGTAAAGCTAAATTAGGTAAAGGTAGAGATAGAATAGTTGCTTTAGAACAATGCTTTATACCATTTACTGATAACAAGGAGAAAAGATAATGGAAGATAAAAAGAAAATGTGGACTGTTTGTAAATGTGGCAAGTATTTTTCTTTAGATGAATGGAGATTTCCATGTGGAACTATCAGAAGAATATTAGAATCAAAGATTAAAGAGAATGATGTGGATGTAAGTTCGTGCTCTAATTGTATATTGAACAAATTAGTATACAGTAAGGAGGAAAAAGTAGTAGAAGACCATAATCTTAATCTAATTTATTGGAATCATCATCGTCCAGGTTAGTGTGAAATTTTTTCATTGAACACTCCTAGCTCGTTATGAGCAATTGAGAGTCCAAAGCAAGGAACTTGGACTCTCTCTTTTACGAGATTGTAGGTTTATTTTATTGGAGTTCGATTCTCCAAATCTCGAAAGAAAGGTCGTTTTATCAGTAAAATTAATACATAACAATTATGAGTGACGAAAATCCAGACAATGCTCCAGTAGAAGATGCACCAGAAAGTACTGGTGAAACAACTTCTGAAGCACCAGCTGAAGAAGAAACTTCAGAGGCACCTGCTGAGGAAACTCCAGCAGCATAAATTTAGTGCAGGTGAAAATCCTGCTATATTATGAAAACAGAACAATCATCAATAAAGTGGTCTCAACTGACTCACTACAATGAAAAACAAAAAGAAGCAGATGAAGCATTAAAACTCTTCAAGTATATTTTGTATGGAGGAGCTGTAGGAGGAGGTAAATCTTACTGGCTCAGATGGTCTTTAATCAAATTGTTACTTCATTACCATGCTCTTATTAAAAAGCCAGGAATTAGAGTTGGCTTATTTTGTGAGGATTATCCTGCATTAAAGGATCGTCATATTTCTAAAATGAGTTTTGAGTTGCCTAGTTGGTTGGGAAGATTGAAGAAAGGAGACAATGAGTATGAATTGGCTCCAGAATATGGAAGTGGAGTTGTAGCTATGAGGAACTTGGACGATCCAAGTAAATATGCTTCTTCAGAATTCGCAGCAATTGGAATTGATGAGTTGACAAAGAACACTAAAGATAAGTTTGACCATTTGAGAACAAGAATGAGATGGCCAGGAATTAAAGATACAAAGTTCTTGTCAGGAACAAATCCAGGATCTATTGGACATGAATGGGTGAAATCTATGTGGATGGACAAAACATTTGATGTTAATGAAAAAGAAGCAAAATTGTTCAAATATGTTAGAGCAACAGCATATGATAACAGAGAACACTTGGACGATAACTATTTCATGCAATTGGAAGGATTACCTGAAGAAATGAGGAAAGCATTCCTTGAAGGAAACTGGGATTTGTTTGAAGGACAGTACTTTTCTGAGTGGAGATATGATATTCACACTATAATACCATTTGAATTGCCAAAAGTTTGGAGAAGATTTGGGGGATATGACCATGGAAGAGCAAAACCAGCTTGTTTTAAGTGGTATGCAGTGGATTGGGATGGTAATGTATGGGTTTATCGTGAGTTATATGTGAATAAGGAAGATGGATCTGAAAGATGGGAAGCAAATCAAATAGCAAGGGAAATCAACAAGATAACAGAAGAAGCAGGTGAAATACTTGAATATGTTGTAGCTGACTCTGCTATCTTTAGTAAGATTGGAACAGGAGAAAGTATTGGTGAAATCTTTAGGAAAAATGGAGTTGGAGAACCAGGAACTGCTATTCCTATGCTTATTCCTAGCCATAAAGACAGAATTGCTGGTTGGGCAATAATGCACCAATATTTCAAATGGGATAAGTGGAATCAACCAAAAATGAAGTATTTTAGGACTTGTGTTGATAGTATAAGAACCATTCCAACTTTGGTTTATGACAGTATAAAAGTTGAAGACCTTGATTCAAGTGGTGAAGACCATTGTGCTGATGTTGATAGATATTTTCTTCAAACAATGAGAGAAAAGAAATCTGACAAGACTCCATCGTACACAGAAGTAAAAATGAAAGAATTTGAAAAAAAAGTTATCAACCAAAACTCTGTAAATCGGCTTGACTTTTTTAATAACCTATAGTATACTTAAATCATGACTACTGTTTACTCAATTTTATTCCAAGGAAAAGAAAAATTAGACCAAGTGTCTGTTTGTACTACTATTACAAGTGAAACTGATAAACGAATAATTGTAAAAAATGCTCTCAATCACATAAAGAATGTAAGAGGAGACAAGAATTGGATATTCAAAGAGATAAGCAGTGTATCTGTAACTCCTGAAAATCAAGAAACTCCTATAATGCAATTTCCTGATATTTCATTAGATAAGAACTTTTTAATAAAAGTAATTGTGGAAAATAAAGACAAAAATCTTTATGCACATTCACAGAAGTATTTGGATAAAAATTGTTGCAAATACATAGAATCAAAATTATATGAAAATAGAACTTGACAATAATAACATAATGGTGGAGGAAATAGAAGTTAAAGAAGACACTTCTTCTGATTTTATAATTCCAAAAGAAACTTTGGACGAAGAACAAGTTGCTCAAGGAACTGTTATTGAAAGTTGCACTGACAAATATAAGAAAGATGATGTTGTGCTGTTTCACAAAGTAATTCCTGTGGATGTAAATTTGAAGTACAATTCAAATGAATTAAAATCATATTGGTTCGTTCCAAAAAAAGATATTATCTGTAAAATAATAACATAATGGCAAATTCAACAGAACTTAAAAAAGAATTAGCAGAACACACATTGAATGTAAAATCATTCAAAGGTACTCAAGAGGAGAGAGACTCTAAGGAATTTTTTGAAGAGAGAAGAGAACAATTAAAGAATTATAGACAAGGAAAGAAAGGAATTGAAGAAATTTGGAAAGCAGCAGATGATGCTTACACTCCTCATACACTTAAAGCATCAAAAGGAAAGAAAGTGTTAGCATCTGATGACGAGTTAGGATTGAGATCTGCTCAAATCATTCTCGGGAAAGATGATGACTGGCAGGAGGATAGTGTTGCTCCAAATCCATATATAAAAATACAGACTGCATTTGGAATTATTGTTGATAGAAATCCAACAGCAGTATTTAATGCAGGAGCAAAGAAGTATTTGACCAATACTCCATTAATGGAGAATTTATATACAAGATCTTGGGAAATTGCAAAGTCAAGATCTACACTTTTGAAGCCATTGATATTTAATGCTACTAAATATGGAATGGGTGTTGGTAGAACATATCCATTGCAAATTAAAAGGAATGTTAGGGAATTGACTAATTTTGTTCCTGAAAATCCAAAGAATAATTCATACAAAGATGTTGATTGTACTTATTTTGATGATGCTTTTAGGGAGAGTTTGAGTCCTTGGCAGGTTTGGTTTGATGATGCTTCTGTTGTAGGAAATCCATTTTCAATAAATGATGTACTTTATTACAAGGATTATGATTGGGACAAATTCAAGGAACAATTTGGACATTTGAAGAATTTCAAGAATGTTAAGCCAATGAAGCAAACTCTAAATGCAGAAAGAGAGTTGGAAGATTTTAATGAAGAGTTGCACAAAGGAAAGATTGCAAAGCTACAAATAAGAGTTTGGTTTTATGAAAATTTGAAGAGAGATATGTTTTATATACAAACCCAAGATGGTGTTGTTCTTCTTAATGAGCCAATGCCACAATCAGCAAAGAATAAGAAGTTATCTGTATGGCCAGTAACATGGACATTGAGAAATGATAAAGATCTTGAAGGAATTGGAATTTATGAAGCAATGAGGAATGACCATAAGATATTTAATAAGATAAAAATAATGTCTGTTGACCAGCTTGTTCTTTCAATTTATAAAGAGTTCTTCTATGCAGGAACAGAGAAACTTGAAGGAGATGGAATAATGAAAACAAAGCCAGGAGTTGGAAGACAAGTTGTGGATCCTAAAAATATACAGTGGAATAACATTCCAGGACCAGGAAGGGATTCTGTTGAATGGATGAGATACGAAGAAGAAAAAATGGAAGAAGCAACTGGAGTTACAAAACAACTTGAAGGAACAGTAACAGGAAAGACTGCTTTTGAAACCTCTCAAGCAAGAGAGTCTGCTTTGAAGAGAATGAAAACTCCATTGGAGAATATTACTGATGGATTAGAAACTGATGCTTATATCTCTGTGGGAATCTTTGAGGATCTTTATAGTGTTCCGAAGATTAAGTTGATTGCTGAAGACAGATTTATTGAGCCTGTGGAATTGGAACAATTAAGAGCTGGAGAAGAAGAATTTGATGAGAATAATATCAAGGAAGAATTCAGAGAATTTCCTCTTCATCTTGAAAGAAGTGATGATGGAGAATTAGACCAGACAGAAAATGAGAATTTCTTTACTTTGAAGGAAGAAGATTTTCCATGGGAAGGAGTTATAAAAATTGAAGGACAGTCAATAATTGCAAATTCAGATATATTGGAAAGAGTAACTACAACAGAAATGACTAATCTATTAGTTCCATTGTTCCAGTTGCCAAGAGAGATTTCAGAAAAGCCAGCAAAAGAGTTGATTAAGTCCTACAAGAAAGATCCATCAGATTGGTTACCAGAAGCATGGTTACAACCTGCTCAACCAGAAAAGAATAATCTTTTTGTGGATTCAGAAGGATTAGAAGCAGAAGGAAAAGAGCCACAAGCACCAGAAGGAATTCCTAATGCAGAGACAGTTATTCCAGAAGGAGAAGTTTCTGGAGCTGGAGGAGGAGAGAGTATAAAGAAAGCATTAAGTAATATATAATTATGGAATTATCAAGACAAGACAAAGTAAGATTGGCAAAAGTAATAGATGAATCGACATTAAAAACATTAAAGATGATTGCAAGAGAGTTGAATAATGTTTGGAGTAAAGATTCAGTTATAAAAGAAACCGAGCATGGAACTGTCGTTGCTTCTGTTAGAAAGGAAGAAAGAGCAAATGCATTAAAGTTGTATTTATCAGAATTAGAAAGACTGGCACATGAATAATCTATCATATGACAATGAAAAAGAGACTGATAGCACTTTCAAAGAAAGGAATAAAGTTGCAATTGCAGATATGAGTGGAAGGAGTAATCATTTTACTTTTGAAACTAATTGGAATAAAATTGTAAAGAGAACAGGACACATTAAGATTTCGATGGGTGGAAAGGAAGCAGTTGTCTCTCGTGAGCAATTATGGTCGATATTATTCCTTTTAGGTAGTGCGAAGGAGCATGATGCATTGGTAAGTCCGTTTATAAAGCAAACACAAGTAACGAAATTTAATAGATTAATAGGTGTAACAACCGAAAAAGATGTAAAAAAAGGAGAAATGATAAATGTAGCTTTAGAGTTTACATTGAATCCAGAGACAAATGAAGTTCTTATTGGAAAAGGAAGTTTGGGAGGTATAATGAATCAGACAATTAATAAATAATAATCTCTCCTC